GTTCACCTGTTATAAAAAATCTTATATTCTTTATTTTATAGTCAAATTTACCTTTCTTTTCATGACTAATAATAAATTCATGACATTCAATAAAGTTATTTGTTTCCTTTAGCATTAATTCCATTTTGTACCACCGTTTTGATTATTATATCTTTATTGCTACTTCGTATATTTTAACGCCTAACAATAAGCTTAATGATAGGTAATGTTTTGATCTGAATATTACTAGGTTTAATAATGAATCAATCTTATTTTTAGCAGGTATTGTTAAGATTGTGTATTTTTTTATTAAGCCTATCTCTTCCATTATCATATTTTACACCATTGATTATAATTAAAGGCTCTTTAATAGCCTTGTTTTTCCGCCATTGCACTTATGTAGTCCAATTCTTCCTTTTCTGAAGCAAATATAATAATCTCTAAGTTTTCTTTATTTACGTGCCATGAATAAAGAGTTGGTAACTCTCCACGTTTCTTACTCTCGAATCTGTTTTCTTTTGATATTATTTTTATTTCACCCCATGATAACCATAATTTATAATCTCCTAGTGTTCTGCTTGATAAAACACCATTTAGAAAATCAAAAGTCAAACCATCTAATTCGATAATATCATCTATTAATGATTTCATTTGTTCTGTTTGGTCTATTTGTTCTATTTGTTCTTGGTTATTGTTTCCTACTACCATACTATGATTTTTCAACAGTTGTTTATAATACCTTGCATTTTTGGTACATTTTATAAAGTATATGGGTAGTGCATCATATCTCCACTACACTATACAAAGCTCCATACTCCATATATCAAAGGATACACATATTACTAATACACAACTTACTTATCTATAGATTAATAATCTCTATATCTAGATATATTATTATTATTATATATGTATATACTATATACTAATACTTCATTAGCATCATACAGTATAGCATACTTAGATACCTAATACTTCATTAGCAATAGTAGTACCACTACACAGTAATTAATTGTATAGATTCTAAATTACAAAAATAACTCAATATATAAGGTAGGTGTATTCCTAGAAAATATTTTATTTTTTTTTATATATAAAGAGTAATGCTAATTAATAGCATACTTAGATGTATAGACTATTAGATTCTAGATCTTTAATACTAGCGGTATATTCTCCTAATATAGGGAGTAGTATACCTTCATTCTCTAGTATACCATAAGCGAGTTTGTTGTTAATATCTAGATCAATCTCATGTTTCACTTCTACTATCATAGCATATCTAGCAGTAGCACTTACTATTTTAGCTAGTCCTTCCATCAGTGTATCATATAATCCTCTAGAACACATGTCATCATACAGCTTAGCTGGTTCAACAGTGGATAATATTATGTAGTTATCGTGTAGCACATCAAGTTCATCTTTAATCTTAACTTGTTCAGCATTCATGATCTTTAAGAATTCAGCTTTCTCTAATTGTTCAATATCATCTTTTTCATACATTTGTATAACCTACATCATACACAGCAGTAATAGTTTATAAATCTTACTATAGAAATAATCCAGCATAAATTTATATCCAAACATTCGTGATACTCTTCTGTGCTGTAGATTCTTCCGTCCATAACTAGTAAGGATTAATAATTAACAGTAAGGATCTCTATAACCTCTACGACCATGATTCTCTGGAGCATGCTTTATATTGGCGCTCCATTCACATCTGTAGTATTCATACTCTTTATACAGTTTGTTTGGTTTATAGTCTTCGGACATAAGCAGAAATGAAGTAATAGAAATCTGTAGGATATGGATGGTGTAGGAAAATGAGTATTATAGCCTGAAGCATTCTAATACGAAACCTCTCCTAACAACCATACCCATCGAAAAATAAAACATTACGTTAGGAGTATGCCCCTTGTGGGGGTATTGGAGCTGAGGTGTACACTCGAGATCCTCAGCAAACATTTATATATAAGGGTTATATATAAAGGTTGTGGTAATAAATGGATCCTGAGATACAAGCCTTGCTAGAGCGTTGGAAAACACCATCACATATGGTAGAAGATATTTTTAGAGTTAGTGATCCTTTGACTGGACAGTTGAAGCCAATGGCTATGCCTCCAGTTCATAGTAGTATAATGAATCAAGGGCCTTTAGCAGGAGATATTAATAATCATCGTTGTATACTAAAATGTAGACAGGGAGGATTTTCATACTTAGAATTAACAGAAGATATATTATTAGCTAGTAGAGTACCAAATGCACGTTTAAAGTATGTTGCAGTAAATGAGAATCACGCAATTGAATGGATAGCAAAAGGAGCTTACATTTGTGATAATGCTAGAACCTGGCCTAATGGAGAGAAAATTATAAAATTAAAGAAGCATACTGCATTAAGATTAGAATTTGATAATGGTAGTACTATAGAAGGATACCCAGCTGATGATAAAGCAGTTCGTGGTGGAACAGCATTAAAAGTTACAATGGACGAGTTTGCGTGGATGATTAAAACAGCAGACATGCAAGAAAGATTATTAACTGCAATTAGGCCTCAATTATCTCAAGGTGGAGCAATGAGTATATTATCTACTCCTAGGACTACAAAAGATAAATATTGGGGTATTTATAAAGGAAAGAATGGTTATAAGAAATATTACATTCCAGTATTTTATGGTAACTTTGATTTGACTAAACCCTTAACAGAACAAGATATTAAATTAAATATACCTTGGCAATCTATAGAGATGCTTGAGAAGGAAAGAATTGAAGATTTACCAGATTTGATGAATTTTAAGCAAGAGCGCTTATGTATCCCTCTAGATGCACGTTATAGCTTTATACCTGAAGCTTTGTACGATAGATGTGTTAATACTGATTTACTCCCTCAAAACGAGAGACAGTCTCATGGGATGTATATAATGGGCATAGACTTCGCACGTAAGAAGGATTTGACATTTTTAACTATTTGTGAGATAATGGAAGATAAGATGACACTTAGGCATGTTGAAGTAATTACTGGTGGTTGGCCAGAGCAAGGACGTAAGATTATAAACATCGCTAAGCTATTTAATATAGATCGCATCTATTGTGATGGATCTGGTGTTGGAGATGTTATTGTAGGTTATATCCGTGAAGATGAGTTCATGTCTAATCGTTTAGTTCCAATATTGTTCTCTTCATCTAGTAAGGAGCATATGTCATTAAATTTGAAGAATATGATGTTACAGGGAAAAATGATACTTTATCCTCATAATTTATTGAGAAACCATGTATTAGGTGTTCAGATCAAACATACTGAGACAACTACTAAATATTCTGGTAAGGAAGGAAAGATTCGTGGTGGAGAGGCAGTTGCTCGTGATGATGGATTCTTCAGTCTATGTCTTTGTGGATTAGCTTATGAGAATAGTAAGATCCAAATTATTGCATTCACTGGGCCTGGCGCATACAGTTAGATTTATATACTAGTAGTATTTTATTTTTTTACCTAGGGAGATACTGGTTGGACTCCAGAAGTGAGTTATTAAGCTAGATAATAACAATGACCTCGTTTGCAGACTCTCTCTAAGGTACACATATTAATTATATAGTAACCTATTTAAGTAACTATGGAGTAGGAACATTTATAAATTCTACTTTTAGGTTATTACAATGGAAAACGACATATTGGAACAAATCAGATCAATCAACACTAATCTTTCTGTATACAATAAAGAATCTAAAACAAAAAACGTAAGGACTAAAGAGAGTAGGAATATTCAGATCCTTAAAGGAGATACTTTTAATAATAAAGGATGGGCAGAACCAATTACAGATGATTTTGATACATATAGAACATTTTATATGAAGTATCCTGTAGTAAAACACAAGATTGATACAACCTCTAACTTTATAGTAAGTAGAGGATTCTCTATAGATGGAGAAGATGAGATAAGTCGCGATATAGTAACAGATGAAGTAGATAATGTCAATTCTAGAACATTATTGCAATCTATAGCAACAATCCTTCAAATTGATGGAAATTGCTTCATGAATCCTAAATTTTCACTAAAAAAATTAACAAATATTGATATTTTAGACGCAAAATATATGAGAGTAGTTCCTAAGTATAAAATGGTCGATGGAAAAAAGTATCCTATACTAGGATCTATAGCTGGTTACGTAGCAGTAGTCGGTGGTAAAGTTGTTAAAAGATATACAGCTAAAGAAATAATTCATATCAAACATAATGTTTACGGAACAAACTTTTATGGTATAAGTGATCTTGAAGCAATAAAAGAATCACTTCAAACAAAACATGGAATTGAGCAAGATGTTGCAGAAGCAATATTTAGAAATGCTTCTCCATTGATATTATGGAGTGTTGGTGATGCTAAACTTAATATGTTACCTTCAAGTGCTGCAATTTCAGAATTTGCACAGTCTATAGAAGATCGTGATCCAGGAGAGGATGTTTTCGCTAATGACTTAGTAAAAGCAGAAGTTGTCTCATTTAATCCAGCAAATCTAGATACAGCAGAATTAGTCAAACATTTTGATAGAGAAACCAGATTAGGGTTCAGCGAGTCATTTACACATGGAGATGGTGGAAATAGATCTAGTGGAGATATTCACGTAGAAATATATCATATGAATGTTAAAGCGTTCCAGCAAGAAATAGGAGATCAATTACAATTACAGTTGTTTAGAAAGATATTAGATATGAATAATATAGATATGATGGAAAAACCAATGAAAGAGAGACCATTCATAAAATTCAATGATATGAGAGCAGAAGATAGAAAAGAGCAAGCAATAAGGTTTAGATTATATACTGATGCAGGAATGAGTAAAAAGACAGCAATGAAGATTGTTGGAATGGAAGAGTTCATAGCTGAAGAGGAAATTAACTCTAAAGAGCAAGAAGCTCAAGAAATGGACAAATTAGAGAAAATGTCAAAATTTACAAATAATGATCAAAACGGTGTTAAAGATGGAAAAGACAAAAAAACAGATAAAAAAGCAGGAGACAAGAAAGATAGTAAATGATCGCAATAGGTATCTTGGAGAACCTAAGCCAGGAGTTAAATTGTATGTATTACAATGTCCTAGGTGTGCAGAATTTGCTATGGTAACTAATTATCCTGTAGTTGCTAGGAACGATGGAAAGAAAGCATATAAAATGCAATTCTTATGTCATGTATGTAAGAAAGGAATTCCAGAAGAAGAAGTATATAAAATGCACGGATGGTTAAAAAATGAGCTCAAGTCAAGATCAATTAACTAAAAAACGTCTAAATAGAAATTTAAAGAGAATTAGAAGTAGAGTTGGAATAACAGAACCATGGAGTCCAGAAAACAATAAGGTATTTAAATGCCCTAATTGTAAGGATATTCACGTTGTATCAGGAACAACTAGAATCTACTACTGCAAATGTGTAAATAGAGTAAGACCATTAACACAAGATAAAACAATCTATTACGGTAATGAAGATAAGATAGTAGAAGAATTTGAAGATTTTTTGAAAGTAGATGTTGATAAACATATAATAAGAAAGAAAAAGAATGGGAGATATTAATGGTAAAGGAAAAATTTAATTTTACAGTTAGAGATTTTGAAATAAAGGAGAGATCAGAAGAATCTGAGGGATTGGACATAACTATTTGTGCAATAAAAGAAACTACAAGTAGGAATGGTATAACATATCTTGCAAAGAATCTTGCAGAAGGTGCTAGATCATTCAAAGATATGCATGTATCTGTAGATCATACTTGGAGTGCTAGTGATATAGTTGGTAGGACTAGAAATCCTAGGATGGAAGGTAAGAAATTAAAAGTTGATACTACAATATATAATACAGCAAAATATCCAGATGCTATACAAATGTTTGAAAGAGAGTTATGGAAAGATTTCAGTATTGAAGCAGATGCTAATATTATTGAAGTTAAAGATAAATATGTTGCAGAAGATATAGAATTCCTTGGATTAGCTATAGTAGATATCCCTGGAGTTAAAGGAGCAAAGAGAGAGTCTTTGAGCTTTGAAGAAGCAATGGGTAAAATAATTGCAGAAAGAGCAAGTAATATTCAAAAAATAGAGAGTGAAACTATGGAAAATTCAGAAAAAGAATTAGAAAAACAAATAGCTCTTAATGAAGGATTTAAAGAAGCAAATGTCGCACTTAGCGAATCATTAGTAGCTTTAACTGCTGAAATTAAGGAGATTAAGGAAAAGAAACCAGATGTTAGTATCGAATCTATTGCCTCATTAAATGAGAAAATCGCATCTCAAGATAAATTAGTTAAAGAATTATCTGAGAAGCTAGACGCAGTTAAAGAAGCAGCAGATGCAGATGTAGCATTAGGTGGAGACGAAAGCAAGTTAGTTTTCGAGAAGTTTGGTGGAAAAACCAATATATTTAAAGAGTAGATAAATTATGGCAAACGAAACAGGAAGTTTATTATGGTTGGGAGATGTTGATACCTTTACTGCAGAAGCAGATGAAGCATTGACTGAAGGATCATTTTTGAAGAGTACATCAAGTGATGATGTAGTAACAACTGCAGGTGCAACATCTGTAGCTGATGGAGATATTAGTGTAAGTATGTGTGATGATACTAATGACAATGGATTAATTGTAGGTATAGCACAAACAGCAACAGATAGTGGAGATCCAGTTAATGTTATGACTGAAGGTATATTTATTTACCAAGGTGATAGTGTTACAGCTGGAATGGCAGTAATGGCTAGTGCAACCGCAGAGAAAAATTATACAGTAGAGAATGTAGCTGATGGTAGCGAGGAACATAAGATAGGTAGAGCTTTAACAGGAACAAGCACTACAAACGCATTTTGTGTTGTAATAATTAGAATCTAGGTGAGAATGATGATAAGTATAAAAGAATCAATGATGAATACACAAATCGAAACTGACGTTATATGGGATTCCCTATATGGAACTCTTATAAAGGCATTCGATGAAGAATTAAAATCAGATCAATGTTTAGCTTTGAAAGTTGGTAGAAATGAGATCGCTTCAAAGACATTTACATACGATACTGAAGATGAAATTGCAGTAACCAATGTAGACCTAAAAGTCGCAGAAGGTAGCAAGTACCCAATAAAAGTACCAGCATTAAGTCAAGCAACTATAGATCTGTACAAATATGGTAGGAGAATTCCAATTACAAAAGAAATGGTTATGTTTAATCAATTCAGTATGATGGATTTCAGTATGAGAGCAGCAGGTAAAACTATGGCTCTTACGAAAGACGCTTTAGTATGGGCTGCAGCTAGTTCAGGAACAGGACAATCTGAGACTTACGCTAGTCCTTTAGGTATGGATATCATAGTTAATATGATTGAAGATTTAGAAGGTAATGGATATGATGGTAAAAAATTCGTATTCCACCCAAGTTTAGTTGCTGATACTAGGAGACTAGAAGAACTATATAATCCAAATTCTGGATTTACAGATGGAGTCAGAACTAAAAACATTGGTAGTATTTACGGTATAGACTTGATAAGTACTAGAATGGTTGGTTCAGATACTGGTTATTTACTAGATACTGATAATGCATTGATCTTCGCAGAAGCTATGCCACTTAATATTGAAACTTATGAGGAAAAATCTATGGATTTGACAAACATTAAGTCTTCATTTATGGGTGGAGCAGGCGTTCTTAGAGCAAATGCTATTTGTAAATTGAGCTGATCTTAATGTACAGTTCATTAGACAAATCATTATCTGTTAATCCTACAACTATGACAAAATCAGGTGTAGTTTCAGAAGACGTTAGTTTTTTGCAACTAAACAGTACCACAAAAATTGAGGCAACAGTTGCTACAGTTAGACCAGGTAGATTTTTAGTCATAGCCCAGATTGATGCAGGTACAGCAGGACATACTGTAACTATTGGATCTGGAGATTGGAATGGATCTAATGCTATTGCTACACTTGATGCTAAAAATGAATGTATAGTAGTTTTTGGTATTAGTTCTTCTACATTTGTTGTTGTAGAAAATATAGGAACAGTAGGCTTTAGTGGCTAGGGGTGCATAACCCTTTTTTTTATTTATTTTATTTTATGTAATTTTAAAAATATCATACTCAAAGGAGATAATAATGAAATCAATTCCATATAAATTAACTACAGACGCATCAGGAGATGTAACAGTAACAAATACAATAACAGGAAAACTTATAGCAGTAGAAGTTGCAGCAGGAACACTTACTACAGCCACTATATCAGTAACTAAAGTTTTAGAAGGTACTACATCAGTAACTTACTTTTCAAAAGCATCCTGTGCTACTGGGATATATTATCCTAGAATTTATGCACAAACAAATGCAGGAGTAGATCTTACATATGATGCAACTAGGAAGATACCAGTTGAACAAGCAATGTCAGGAGAAATAAATGTAATAGTCGCATCTGGTGGAAATACTTTAACAGGAACTGTAATACTACATTATGAGTGATTAAATTGGGCGTAAAATCTGTATCTATAGTTAATGAGAAAGCCATTAGAGTAGGTATAGATGGATACGATCCTTTAATTACTAATATTACTGGTGTAGATTATGTTAGTGGAAATAGTGGTGTTGATAGTAGAGAATAGTAAATTAAAGAAATGGTATATTAAATTTAAAGAGTTAAAATTGGTGAGTTAAAATGGATAAATATGGAGTATATAGTGGATTAGGTAAAACTACCCTAGATATAAAAGGAAAGTTATACGCATTTTCCAGAGGAAAAATGTTTAAAGTAACTGAAGAACAATCTAGAATCTTCGCAGGAAGAAGGGAATTTGATGTGTATGAGTTAGATATAGATACTAAGGGAATGCCTTCATTAAAGGATATGATCTATAATAGAGCAGCTGCTAAGAAATCAGTTGATGCTCGTAGACTTAATAGATTGAAGAAGATGACATGGGCAGCATTACAAAGATTTAAAGGAGAGTTTAATATCCCTGGTAAAGGAAAGTATAAAGTTAGGGAAGAACTTGAATCAGACATAATTAAATATTGGAGTAATAAACCAATTAAAAAACAAAAAATAGCAGTAAGAAGCTTATCAACAAGGGAGGTTAGAAGATGACATTATCAAAAGCACAAATAGCAGTAAAAGTAGTAAGTATGGCACAAAATTTAGAGACCACATTAACAGACACAAGTAATGCACTATTAATGGATTTAGTAGATACAGCACATTATAGAATGGAGAATGATACTAATGTTAGTTTTGATCCAGATCTTACACCAGAACGTTATGTATATGCATTAATTAATCTAACAGCATTCTTTGCAGTTAATTACGCAGCAGATAATGATTATAACTCTGGAGATACTGGCAAGACAAATGGTCGTGGCGTCAATTTTGAAAGACAGTACGAAAAATCTGTAAGTAATATTCGCGCAGTAATAACATCTGTACAGTAGTTATCTTTATATACTACTGTATTTTTCTTATATTATGTTTTCTAAATTATCTATATACTATAATAAGGCTAAAACCTATTATGGACGTTTCTCAACACATTTTCATTTTCTTACATCAATTTCATTATTCTTCATGTTATACCTAGCTTTAAGAGATTTTGGATTATCTTATATTAATTCAGGCTTTATAGCTTTACTATTGAATATATTAGCATTGTTGGGCGCCATATTGGTTGGTAAATATATAGATATAGGATCTGGTAATTATAAGAGAGAGATAGCAACAAGTTGGGAGTTATCTCCTAATCGAGCTAATATAGCACACACTGCAGCTATGAATGCAATGTTCAGTAAAGTATTAAAGAAAAAGGATTTGGATGATTACGCAGAATTTGTTAAGATGTTTTATGATGATCCTATAACTATAATGGATTATTTCAAATTTAAAACAGATATATTATGTGATAAAAAATGAGTAATGTAGTACCTATAACTATTGAAGGTTATGATTATGCTATTGAGAATTTTGATAAAGCAGTTAAGAAGATTAAATTAAAGCATAATAAAGCAGCAGCTAAGCGCTCAATTGTAACTAGAAATTATACTGTTCGTAGAGAAGATGTTGATGAGTTTTTAGGTTTAATAAAACCTTATGCTAGAACATTTACTAATGTAGAAGATAAGACATTCAAATGGCATATGTTTAAGTTTTTTTATCCTATACTTAAAATAGTATATAAATTATTTAATGTAGACTTAGTTGATTTTGATAAGATAAAAACAGATAGACGCTTATTTGATTTACATCGTAATATGTTTGGACAATGTGAGTGTGCTCATATGTATATACTTCCTATGATTGGTGTAGTTAAAGATAAGATTATAATTAATCCTACTAATAAAGAAGAAATTGAATTAATTTAATTATTTATACCTAATTATATAAACAACATCATAACATGGTGGTGTTGCTGCAGTTCCTCCAGTTCCACTCGGATTATATTGATATATAGTACTGTATATTAAACCCCAAGTTCCCCCTCCACTTGTTTGAGTTATTGTATGAGAATGACTGCCAGTTCCAGTTCCACCACTTGTAGTATTACCTCTTAGGAATTTACCATCTCCATTTAAATCAGGAATTGTTACTCCATTTAAAGGACTTTCTGAATCTGAGATAGTTGATCCATCACACTCACACCAACCAAGAGGTATTGTAGGTACTCCTGTAAATGATGTTAAATGTGGCATTACAGATCCAACTGGAGCCAAACAATTAAATGTTTCATTCCATTTTGCTACAGATAATTTATCTCCTCCTTCTATAGAAGGTACTCCTAAACTACTAAATTTACCATATGTCATTATTTCACCCTTATAATAAATACTACATCATAATATGTTGGTTGAGTTATAGAAGTTCCAACAATTGCTGAAGTACCTCCATCGTAAAGTGAACCATTACTATAAATAAGTGCATGTGTATGTGATCCTGTTCCTGTTCCTGTACTTGAAGAATTACCTCTAATAAATTGATTTGACCCATTTATATCTGGCATAGTCTCACCATTCAAGGGACTGTCTGCATCTGATAGTACTTGACCATTACATTCAACATAATTAGTAGTTAAATCTGGAACTCCAGTTAAGTTTTTTACCCAAGCTAAAACACCCCCTATAGGTGTAGCAACTTTAAAAGTATTATCAAATTTATCTTCATCATTATCATTAACTCCAAATTGAGCTACTCCATCATTATCAAATTCTCCTTGTGTCATTTATTTCACTCTCATTATATAAACCATATTTTGATATGGAGGTATTGAAGATGAGGCAGATGTACTTGCGTTTAAAGCACTTGATCCTCCTGGAGCACCTCCTGGATTTGAACCCCCTCCAACTGAATGTGTATGTGTTGCAGTTCCTCCAGTTCCTCCTGAAGTGCTAGCTCCACGTAAGAAATAATTACTACCATTTAAATCAGGAATTGTTTCTCCATTCAAGGGACTGTCTGCATCTGATAGTACTTGACCATTACATTCAACATAACAATCATATATAGCTGGTACTCCTGTTAATTCTTTATTTAAATATATTATTGAACCAATAGGAGCTGATGCTGCAAATGTATTATTAAGATCTGCTACTGGTAATTTAGCTCCATATATGAAATCTATTTCTCCATCATCATTCCATTTGCCATTACTCATAATTATCACTGACCTATAATAACCTTTATATATAGGCACTACTATATAAAAGTTAGTATACTGTGGTTGCAGTATTTAATTCTAGTGAGGTTTCACGATGGTAAGTAGAACAAGTGTATATTCAACATTACGCACAATAATAATCGCATCTTCAGCTAGTTTAACTACTGCCAACGTACTATCAGCATTTCCAGATTTAATAGATAATTCAAGCGCTAATCCTGGGATACCATTTGTAGTTCTTAATCCAGTCGAGGTTGGAGTTAAGAAGATGAGTATGAGTAATGCATATAATTTTGGTAAGCTTACAGTATCAATTAATGTTTACGCTGCAAGTAATTCAAATATAGATACTTTAGTAGAAGATATAGAACAAGCATTTGATTCAACTACAAACATGAGTACATTAAAAACAGCAGGCCTATTACTATCAGATATTAATGGTGGTAATATAGGTGCTACATGGATGAGACAGAAAGCAGCAAAGCCAGCACGTATACAAGAGTATGATATACAATTAGTATTTGAAGGAGAGTTAGAATAATGGCAACTACTTTAGACATGGAACAAGATCTAATTAGTATGGAACGTAAATTACCATTCTTGGCAAAAGCAGCAGTAGGAAAGTCAGGAGAGAATATAGTACAAGAATTAAAAGCAGTAGCACCTATTGGAGTAACTAGAGAGTTAGTATCAAATATAAAATATGAGAGTACAGGAAGTAATAAGGGAACTGTTAGTTCAAACGCATATAACGATGGATTTAATTATGCAATAATGCATGAGAAATTAATGTGGGATAATTATTATAATCCTGTATCTAGGGAGTATGAGAAAAATAAAGTTTATAATAGTAGTAGCAAACATTACTTTAGTAGAACTGTAAATGATTTCATAGCAAAGAATAAATTAGGAAATATAGTTAAACGTAAAGTAGAAGGATTCATGAGGAGTTTGGGATTTAAATGAGTCATTTAGCATTCGCAATTTGTGGGTATGAAGAGTACTCCCCAAAATTACTAGATAATATTAGAAATGCAAAGTATCCAAAGAAAGATGGGCCTGGATATAATAAGGTTAGATTAAGACCTATACAATTATGGGTTGCAGATATTAAAGAAGAATCAAAGATAGATCTAGCAGCAGATTTGAGTAGGTATATAAGAGATAAACAGCATGTCGAAAGATCATTTAATTGGAAAGCATTGAAAGTATTAATAGATAACATATTCGCATCTCTAAACATAAAAGAGATAGATTACAGTAAATTAGATAGAAGTAAGGAATCAAACATTTACACAGGAGACATAATGGATACCAGAACATGGTTACTACCATTTATAGGAAGTGTTGAGGATGGATTCTTTAAAGATGGAAGTGAAAGATTATGAAACAATACATATTAAAACCTATATGGTTTGAAGGAAAGAAATACAAAAAAGGAGATATAGTTAATATTCCAAATAACTTATTGAAAATGTTCAAAGGAGCAAGAGCAATAAGGGGAGTAAAATCTATAGATAGTGATAAACCAATTTCAGAAACAGAGACTAAAATTTATACAGAAAAAGAATTAGAAAGACTAGAATGGTATAAATTGAAAAGAATAGGAAAAGAAGAATTTGGAACAACAGATAGATCAAGAGATAAATTGATTGAAGAAATATTAAAAATACAAGAGGATAGATGAAGATGGGATTCGCACCAATACATATAAAACAAGCAACAATGGGAGTAGGAGCTGTAATAGCTACAGTAAATACTACGGAAAGTTTAGAAGATCAGTTTACAGCTGCTCCAGATATATCCAGCATAGTTAATAATGTAACTATTAGTGGAGGAGAAAATGATGTCTCAATATATAATACGATGAGTGGACAGTTAGTCAGTCAGTCAAGAGCGTCAATGATAGAAATGTCATTTGAAGCTGCATTTGATGATACTGCATTAATTAATCTAGCATTTGGAACTAGTGAATCAACTGCTTCTGGAGATACATTTACTAGAGTAACTGGTAAAGATATGTGTGGAGAAACAAGGACTAAAGCAGTTTTGATTAAATTTACAAAAGCAGGTAAAGACTTTGTAATATTAATAAACAATGCTTACTTTACAACTCCTCCAATGCCTACAATGCCAGACGATGGAGCTGCAACAGTTAGTTCAACTTTGAAATGTATAATAACAGATTACGCAATAGAAGAAGAAGATTAAATAAGTGGTGAATAAAAATGGATTTTAAAAAATATGAAAAAGCAACAACATACAACTTAGATTTAGATAAAGATGGGCAAATATTAGAGTTTAATTTAACTGTAATGGAACGTGGAGATCTAATTAGATTCTTACGTAAAGAAGATTATGGAAAATACGCTACAGTATTAGTTAATGTAATACGTACATCATACCCTAAAGAAGGTAAGAAAAGTATAGAAGGATTTGTATCTGCTAGATTATTAGATCTTATTACTGGGATATCTAAATCATGGGCATTACAAAATGGTATGGAAGAAGAAGTATATGATAATAAATTAGAAGAAGCAATTAATAAAATTAAAGAGGAACAATCCCCTTTAGTTTAATGTCCCCAGAAGAAAAGAAACGTGCAAGATATAAAGCTTTATATAGTATAGAGCAAGAAGATGATACACACTGGGGATATACAATAGCTTATATACTAGCGAAAGAATTGAATACACCATTACCAACTGCTATGAATATGTTAGATGTAGATGCGATAAAATTTATTAAATTATATAATGAATCAATTAAGAAAATGAAAAAGAGGTAGAAGAATAATGGACTCTAAGAATTATGAATTTAGAATAAAAATGACTACTAATACTCAACAATTAGATACAGCAAGAAAGAAATTAATAGAATTTAATGAATCAGGAAAGACAACTAATGACCAGATTAAATTACAAACTGCTTCTTTTAAAATATTAAATAAACAGCATGAAAGAACTTTACATTTATTAAAAAGGAGAGA